GAACAGCTTAAATCATCATTAAAAGTGTAGGTATTAGGCATCAGACTCAACCCCAAGAATCATAGAATAGTCACTTGTAGTTGTTGATGATTTAACAGTATCGCCCGCATTGAGGACAATATCTAATGGTAGACGATCAAAATATGATTGCCCATGCGGATAATAATATGTGTTATTATTTATAATAGCATAAGCATTATTAGTATTTGTCCAAACCTTACCAACAAACTTTCGCCCTGTTGGAACTGTGTACATTACACTGGACGCAATAGCATTAAAAACAATACTTATAGTTTTATCTGGGCTTGCTGCTGATCCAGTAGTTTCTGCTACTAAAGACATTTATAGTTCTCCTTATACAGATTTAACGCCAAGAAGCTGAATGCCAAAGGTAGGGGCAGACAACGAAGCCGCTGTTGCTTCTGCTGAAGTTAGTAATTTCTGTTTTTTCATAAAAATATGACCACCGCCCGTAGAAATAGTGTTTCCAGCCACTACAAACGATGATGTTTTTTCTAATACATTCCAACTTTTATCAACGTGTACCCTTTCGCCGCTAGTGTTGAAATAGAAAAACCCGCCATATGGATCATAACCCATAGTACCCCGTGAAACAGCACTACTTATCCAATGCGCCCCACCTGATGATGTATGTGAACTATCTTGATTAGCCGACGCTGAATTGTGGGTGTTAGGATTGCTTGTGTTATCAATTGCTACAATGTTAGACCAGTTATCAAAAACGTGTTGGTTTAATACAGTGTTGCTATTTGTCGGAGTGTATAAATACATTTTGTCATTTTCTTCATCAATAGAAACAACAAAATTTGCATAGTTAGATGACATTGTCCAAGCGTATGTCGCACATTGAAATTTATGAAACGAACCGTTTGTTAAGTTAATTCCATACAAATCAGAAGTGTAGCCAGAAGAAGGGGTATAGAAATAAAATCCATGTGCAGCCCTAGCTCTAGGATAGCTAGATGTTGTGTAAGGGTTATAAGAGTTTGACTTTTGACCGCCAAAGTTAGCTGATGGGTCGCTTGATGTTGTTGGACTTGCTTCTAAATCCATTACATTAAGGGCTGTGCCACCAGACATTACCCATGCTTTGCCACCCCATAAACCAAAAGGTCGATAGCTTGTTGCTAAATTCTGACTATTGGTGCCAGTTGGAGACACATAATATAGTTGCTGTGACGAGTTTTGGTCGCTTGCTGCGTAGTGAAGAAAATCATTACCGTTAGACGTTTGAACAGTGTGCGCCATATCAGTCACATTGGCGTAATTGCTTATTTGGGTTGACTGATAATACTCAAAACTACTACCAACTTGGGTTCCTTTAGAATTTGTATAACTTTCTTTAAAGCCTGTGTAGATATTACTAAGAGCATACTCGACGTTACTATAAAAACTATAAGGATAGTCTGTTGATTTAATTTTAAGTGTAGAACTAGGCGGGATTATTAAACTGCCAGTAGCATTTTTTGCAATGCTACCAACATTAAATCCATTCAGTTCAAGATATGTGCCTGTTAAATCGGTTGTCCCATTTACATACATATCTTTGATGACATACCTCGTTGCTGAGTCTGTCGTTACAATTGTGTGTTCACCATCGTCCAGTTCCGTAGCACCAAGTGATGTATTTAAGTAAACACTTTCTAAAGTATCTGCCATGTTTTTCTCCTACTAGGCGAATGCCATTGTTGTGGCGATATTCGCCCCAGTTGGTTTTGCTTCAAATGAGAGGTTGCCGCTTGCGTCAGACACAAGGATTTGGTCGGCTGCGCTAGGGGCAGCGGGAGGTAGCTTAATAGTGTAATTTTGTGTCGTAGCAGATGCGGGTTGGATGCTTACATAGTTTGATTCGTCAGAATCATACATTCTAAGACCTTGATAGGTTCTTAGCACTAAATGATAATCATTAAGACTAGCCCTAAGTACTTCATTGACGTTACCGTAGGAATTGGTAACAGCAAATTGAAGCTCACTACCGTTACCATCGCCCAAATTCCAATGCCCTGTGGCAACAGCTTTAATTGATGCTTTAACACCAGCGTAGGGCCACGTTCCGTCCGACCCATAAAAGTCGATAACACCAAGTTCTTGACCATTTGCAACTGTAGTATCAGTATTTCTAAGTTCTAAGGTTGGTGTTGTCGCATCGCTAATTCTAGCAAACCCACCGTTTACAAACAAATCATCAGAAGCGGTAACGTCACCACTTACATCAATCCCTGTGCTTGTAGTACCAAACTTGTAAGCATTATTATAATATAGGTTTACCGCACCATCCCCAACAAACGACGCCATTGTCTCGTATGTAGAATAATTACCTTTTCGAAGGTAAATATCAGAAGCCTGTATACTTATGGCCTGAGAGCCTTGAATATAATTCACGCCTCCTTGATGCCATAATTTCATGTCATCAGAGTTACCAAACGAAAGTATATTGGTGTTTGGAGCGGCGGTTATCGAACCGTCTGGAAACTTAATGTGCTTACCATTGGTATCTAAGTCACCACCAAGTTGCGGCGTAGTATCTTCTACAAGATTAGCAAGAAACGAACCTGTAGTAAATGTACCTTGATCCCATGCTGTACCGCTCCACACATACAGTTCATTACTTGTAGTGTCCCAATACAAAGCACCAGTTACAAGTGCATCACCATCGTTGTCTACAGAAGGAGCAGAAGACTTAGCACCTAAGTAACGATCATCAAAGTCATCATATGAAGCTGCAGCAGCGGTAGCACTATTAGCTGCATTAGTTTCACTTGTTGCTGCGTTGGCTTCAGATACTGCAGCATTTGCTTCAGAGGTAGCTGCCGCCGCTGCAGAAGCAGAAGCCGCCGTAGCGGAGCCTAAAATACCATCCACATACTGCTTTGAAGTCGCATGGTCATTTGCAGTGGGTGCAGCAAGTCCAGTGATGTTATTACTACCCATTGCAAGGTTGCCTGACATACTATCACCAGAGCGGGATACCTGCAGAGCGTCCTGTTGATCAGTGTACTGCTTAGAAGCCGCCTCAGTGTTGGCGATAGGTAGAGGTAGGCCAGTAACCGTTGCACCAGACATGATCAAGTTACCTGTCATGGTGTCGCCAGTATCAGCAACCTTACCCGCCAAGGCGTTGGTCATTGTGGTGCTAAAGTTAGCATCGTCGTTGATAGCTGCAGCTAGTTCGTTCAACGTATCTAGGGCTGCAGGTGCAGTATCTACTAAATTAGCTAAACCAACATCGACATAGTTCTTTGTGGCTGCGTCTTGTGGGTTAGTCGGATCAGTCAGGTTCTGGATGGTGGCAGTCGTAGCCCCGTCCATGTTCAAGGTGCCTGAGATAGTTACGTTGTTAAACGTAGATGTACCTGTTGAGGTTACGTTACCAGAAACATTCCCAGATACTGCGCCAGTGATAGTGCCTGATGCACTGATGTTGGCGAAGCTAGAAGTACCAGTAGCCGCTGTTACGTTACCCGTAACATCACCTGTAATATCGCCTGTGAAGCCGTTGGTAGAAGTAATCGTCGTACCAGTAATCGGTGAGGCTGTATTGCCGCCGATAACTGTGTTGTCGATTGTACCGCCGTTAGCATCAACTTGCCCTAGTGTAGCCAAGCCTACAACAGTAGCGTTTGTGTCTACAGTCACAGACCCGCCAACATCTAAGTCGCCTGTTACATCTAGATTGTTACCAATAGAACTTGCACCAGTAACGCCTAGAGTGCCGCCTACTGTGGCATTGCCTGTAGCGTTAACGTCTGTGAGTGTGGTTGTGCCAGTGACGTTGAGCGTACCGCCGAATGTAGCGTTGGATGTACCAGAGATAGAGCCAGACAGGTAAAGGTCTTTGTAGCGGTTGGTTGTTGAGCCAATGTCTACGGTGTTAGTTGTCTCAGGAGTGATCGAAACAGCAGTCTGACCAACTGCCTCATACCATAGCGCTGCATTAGACGTATTATTAACGCAGACAAAAATACGGTTTGTTGTGGTATTTAGCCATATAGATCCCGGCGCATACCCAGCGTTAACGTCATCTGTGATTGTAGGATTAGAGGTAGCTGTTACGTTGCTTTTACCACCAGTACCACCATTGATCGGCAATAGATACCCGGCTACAGATGTGCTTAGTTCAATCTTTGGAGCGTTACCTGCAGATCCATCATGGGTGTGGCCCGTGGATCCGTTGAACGCAGAGCTTAACTGATTAAATTCCGCATTGAGCGGAGGAGCGGTAATTTCACTACCGTTCTGAATATCAGGTAAGGATTGTCTTGTATAACCTGCCATCGGTTACCTTCTCCCCGAAATAGAAAATTCAAATACTAGGCCTTGGATAGAAAACGGTTCTGATTGGCCTACGGTCACAAAGGTTGCTCGAGCAGAGAAGCCGGAGCCTTGTATATCAGAAGTCATGATTGGCTTAGAGTTACCGCCGTACAGGATGTTAGCACCTGCGTAGTCAATGTTAAGACCGCCATATTCCACAGGACCACCTAGACTTTCCTGAGAATAGCTTGAAGGACGGGCTGTATTATAGTCGCCCCAATCGTAGGCCATTGATAAAAATAGCTCTACTGGACCCTCGGCTCTAACAAACGTATTTACCTTACGCATAGTCTTACGAACTTCGGTGTCGCCAAAGTCTAGATAAGGTGTGGCGTACACGCTTAGGATATCGTTACCAGAAAAGCTTGTGCCTACATCTTCACGATAGACCTTGCCGTTGTAGTCTCCATGAAGCACAAATTCCTCAGTACCAATATAGTCTGATGTGGTGCAGGAGGCCCGGAAACCGATTAGCTCACCAAACTCCCAGCCAATCTGTCCACCTTGGTTAGCGAGACCGCCGATAATACCGTAACTATCTACTACGTCTGTACCACTATCTCCAACAAAGTATCGAACCTGTGATTTAGAACGGATAACAACGCCGTTGATAGTGTCCATATCATAGTTATTGATCAGGTTAACGAGTGTAACTTGTATGGGTTTTGATATGGTTTCTAGCTCAACATCACCAATACGAGATGTACCTGAAACTGGTCTGAATCCATCGGGTGCGAGGAACATCAGATCGCCACCAATCTCTAGCACACTATCCCTAGCAATGCAACCAACATTAGCTGTAACTTGGTCTAAAACGAACCCTGCAGTAACGTCTGGTGAGATCTTCTTAATAGCTGTTGTACCGAATACAAATAAGTCATCTCTGAAGGGTTTAAATTGAACTACGTTAAAGCCCGGTGTGATCTGCGCACCACCAGAAGCTGTTGTGAAATCAAAAGGATCGGAAGGTGCGGAGTGGCATATAACCGCTCTAGATCCTAGGTCTCCACCTAAGAATAGATGGTTCTCAAATACGTCTATAAGGGCAGGTGCATTAACAATCTGATTCCCCCCGGGGGATGCTGTACCGCCTGTATTTGTATTATTGAGTTGATACCAATTAAGTCCATCGAAGATAATAGCGTTATTAACACCGTCAGCGAAAGCAATGTGAGATCCACTACCAAAGTCCCATTGTGCATGTCGGATCTTTGTAACTGTCCGGCTGTTAGCTGTATGGTTTAAGGTCAAGCTGTTCGTCATAGCTTGCCAACCAACGAGATCTACAAACTTGTAGAATTTGTAAGAGTTAGCACCAGCGTCCTTACGTGCAGCTATAATGTAAGGATTTCCTATATGTTCATTACGATAGATAGCTACGCAAAGAACTGGACCTTCTGCTACACCCGCGCCTACTTCTACATCTAGCCCACCTAGTAGATCATACCCCTCGATGCGACGATACCCGCCATATAGGCTGGGCTCATAGTTGATCAATCGAGTGGCTGCACCTGATGCTGCTTCCGATAGATATAAGTGGTTCTGGTTAGAGTTTAACCCGCCTGAGCAGACGAGCTTATAACTCTGAATTTCATCTGCCATTAGAAGCGGATCCTTGTATCCCGTACATACTCAAATGAGTTGATAAACAGTGTCTGTAGATCTTTCAGACCGTCTTCGAATGCTGCATACGCAGCTTGGGATGCTTCGATATTGTCCTTAAACATATAAAGATGGAACAGCGCGCCATCGACAATCACGGTATCAAAGCTTTGTGGAATACGGCTTGTATCTGTAGCATCCGTTAAGTCTGCGTAGTTGAGATAATATCGGTAACGGATACTGTATGCTTTATCTGGGGATGGCGTTACACCGAAGCCCTCACCGTGGCTAGGAAAGACAAAATTAGGAACTGTAATACCTGCGCTTCCTTGCTCGTAATCATCATCTCGATAATTCTTGTACCACTCATCTCGATCAATTGGAGAGAGGGTTTTAAATCCTGTTCCTAGACTATCGTTTTTTTGGATCTGGAAAGAGTTCCAATCAACAACTTTAAAATAGTCAGGCCAATCATATTCAGTCTGCCCCGCTACTAGAGTTTCTGTATGCTCTGCAGCGTTAAAGGGCCACTCAAATTCAGCTTGGTTAATCTTAGCTACGGCTGCTTTTACCGCATCCTTAACCAGCGCTTGTACGCCGCGCACTGATAGAAATTCATCTTCAGCTATCTCTACTTCATTGATCCTGCGTAGGACCATATTGCAGAGTTGTAGATAGGTGCTAGCCATAGGTAAACCTTAAATAGATATAAGGGGGCCAGATGTCCCAGCCCCCTCAAAAAAACTAATTATGCAAGGTTGTAGTTTGCAGTGAATGTTGCTTCTGGACGTAGCAATTTTCTGCCATACAATTGCATTCCGCGACAGATGTCTGCGAATGTATCTGGAGAACGGAATGTCTCTGTTTTTGCAATTTGTTGTGCAGTAGACAATGCTGAGTCATGTCCTGCTACAATCACACCAAAGTTAGTTGTAGAACCTGCAGAGGCTGTTGTTGCCGCGCCTGTACCTTTGTAAGGCAAGTTGTTTGACTTGTAGATGCGGAAACCACGGATTGTGCCGGGCATACGACCATTGCGTAGCTCATCACCACCACCGAAATCGGCGTTGATTAATTTCGATGAGGTAGACATAAGCACTTCTGCAAATACTGGGTCAACGACCATCCAGCGCCCGTCTGTATCGACGTTTGCTTGGTCCATCTGACGCGCAATACGGTTCATAATTTCCAATGGACCTGTAATTGCGCCTGTGCCACCGTCTGCAGCAACAGGGATTGAGTTACCCGCTGTACCACCAAACGCACCTGCGTTTAGTTTGTTTGCTGAAAGAAGTTCGTCGTTGCCAGCCGTTGCATCAGCTTTTGTACCCGCTGGTGCTGTACGTGCTACCCACGCTGAACCATTCCATGAGTAACCTGAGACATAGCCAAGAACGTCTTGGTCGAAAGAGTCACGCAATTTGTAACCCGCGCGATCTG